TGCTCCTGGTCGAATTGCTCCTGGGCCTGCAGCGATTGAACGATGAACTTCTCACGCGCACTCATTTCGCGTGGGAGCTTCACCGCGTCGGCAAACTTCTGGAAAGATTGTGACATCAAGACAGCCTTTACGGTAGCCTTGGACGGTTGGTTGCCAAGCGCTGGAACTCAGGCGATGAGATCAGCTCATCGGCTGCTTTCAATGCGCCAGGCTTGGTCTTGGTCAGTGCAGCGGCCAAACCGGATGCAATGCCAGCACCAGGCAGGCCGACGGCAGTGGTGGCCGCCTCGATGGGCAGGCCGACTGCAGCACGCTTGGCCACGCCGTAGATGTTGGTCAGCAGGTTGTCAGCGCCTTGCAGCTCCTGCTGGACGGCCTGGATGCGGCCGGTGGTGATGCGCTCGCGGGTGGCCTTGCTCACGTTGCTGGCCACACGGTACAGGTCGGACAGCTGCTTGCGTGCAGGCTGCGGAAGGTTGGCCATCAGAGCCGCATAGGCCTGTTTGTTGGCCAGCAGGCCTTCGTACCACTTGGCGTAGGTGTTGAAGTTCAGAGCGCCATTCTGGGTGGCTTTGCCGAAGGCGGTGTTCAGAGCCGAGGCAGTGACCATCTGGCGCATGTCTTTTGGAATGGCGGTCAGAATCTTGGCCAGCTTATCGGCATCGCCCTTGGTCAAGGACATGGTGGCCGATTCCAGCTTGCCAACCAGGCTTTGGTCGAGCTGGCGGCCGAACAGGGACACCATGTCGTCCTCAAAGCCCTTGCGCATCTGCACCAGGCTCTTGGCCAGGCGGTAGCTTTCGCCTTGGCCAGCGCCTTGGGCCAGTGCGAACTGGTCATCGTCGATCAGGCGGTAGAGCTGCTTTGCAAGGCCTGTGTCAGCATCAGCAAACGGGCCAGCCTGGCGTGCAGCAGCGCCAACGTCGCGCCTGACGTCATCGATCAGGGCGTAGGTCGGGGCACGGGTGCCGATCACGTTGCCAGCCTCGTCCTTGATGGGCTTTGGCGTCAGCTTGCTGCGCACCATCTTTTCCAAGGCCGACAGGTTTTCAGCGCCGTCTAAATCATCGGCACGACGCTGCACGAATTCCAGCACGTTGGTGGCCTCGCCACGGGTCTGCGACGGAATCTGCGTGCGCAGTGCCTTGTAGGCATCATCAGCCTGGTTGGACAGGTTGGTCACGGTCTGGTCGAGCTGCATGCGCACGGCTTGGTTGAGCTTGCTCAGGTCTGTCGTGCCGCCGATCTCGTTGATCAGGCGATCGGCACGCTGGCCAACTTGCTCAAGGCCCTGAATCTCGGCTGCACGGGTCTGGCTGCCAGGGATGGACTTCACAGCCTGGGCCAGCTCGCGGTAGGCCTGGTTTGAGGTCAGGTGGTCTGGCTGCAGGTATTCGTCGATGCCAAGGCGTCGAGCAGCCTCCAGCACCTTCGGGTCGGGCGCGGCTTGGCCAGCCAACACGGAAGTGGCGCGGGTTGCGCCCATGCCACCTTCAGCGGCAGTGCGTGCGGTCGTGGCCAGCTCCTGCGGGGTCATAGCGGCAGCCGGAGCAGCCGGTTGCGTGACTTGCATGGCAGAAGGTTGGACTTCAGGCGCGGCAGCGGCAGCGCGGACAGGTGCAGCAGGTGCAGCCGGTGCCATTGCCGTGCCCATAGGAGCGCCAGCAGGGGCCGCAGGGCCAGCAGCAGGCGCAATAAGCGCACGGGCAGCACGGACGGCCTGCACGCCGCGCACAGCGGCCGGGAGTACGGGAGCCAGCACAGCAGTCGTTGCCACCTCGCCAGCGTCGAATCTGCCGCCAGTGGCAGCCTGTGTGGCCTCGATGGCGGCCTGAGTTCCGCCAGCAGCAGCGGCCATGCCAGGCAGCGTGGTGGCGCGGCCAGCCGGTGTGAAGGCGGCCAAAGCACCAGCAGCGCGGGGAATGTCGCTCACCTGGAATCCGGGCTTGATGGCGTACATCTGGCCGTCGATAGACGACTGGAGCACGAAGTTGCCCTTCTCGTCCTGGCTGACTTGCACGCCTGGGAAGTTGGACTGGATGACCTGCACAGTTTCCTGCGGGTTGGTCATCATCGTGCCCAGGGCCGACTTGAAGCTGGCCATGCTGAAGGTGTTAAGCTCGGGCATCGATGCCCAATCGGGCAGCGCCTGAGTTGTGGGCGTTTCGCGCTCGGTGCCGGTGATGGCCTCACGGATGCCGCCGAGCACGCCCAAGGCCTCGGTGCCTTTGAGCTGCATGCCAGCCGGCGCACGCACCATGCCGTTCTTGACGTCGGCCTCCAAGTCCATCATTTCCTGGCGGGTCATGCGGCCGGTGTTGTAGGCCTCGACCACGGCAGGAGGCAGCTCAGCGACTTGCGTGCTGGGCTTTGTGCCTTGTGCTGGCGCAGGCTGTTGGCCACGCAGGGCAGCGCCACGGGGCAGCATGATCGCGCCGGACTGGACGTCGGCCTCGAACTCTGCCGCCTCTTCAGGCGTCATCTGGCCGGAGCTGTAGGCGTTGAAGATGTTTTGAATCGAGCCAGGGGCCATAGTAGGGCCACCAGCAGCGCCAGCACCACCTCGGGCTGCCATGACGCGTTGAAACGTGCTGTCCCCACCTCCGGGGAGCGTGGCTTGTTGCTCTTGTCCAACACCAGCAGTCACGCGCTCGATGTAGGACTTCGTGCGAGGCCCCCAGTTTTTCGGGTCGGTGCCGCCGTGATACTCGGCAGCGGCCAGCTTGATGTCGCCCTTATTGCGCTGCAAAGATTCCTTGAGCAGCAGGCCAGCAGCCTCGGCCGCGTTCTGTGGGCTGAGGTAGGCGTCCACGCCGTACTTGTCCAGCACAGCCTTGCGGGTGGCCGGAATGATCTGGAATGGCGTCTTGGCATTGGCCTCGGACACCTGGTCGGCATTGCTGCGCTCGCCATAAAGCAGCACCGACTTGAGCAGACCAGACGGCAGGCCGAGCTTCTGCTCGGTGCTGGACGCCAGGTCAGACCAGAACGGGTCTTTGTAGCTGTTTGGGGCTTGTTTCGCCATCTGTTGTCCTTATTGGCCAGGGACTTGGAAGGTGCCACTGCCCATGGTGCCGGGTGCAGGAACTTTGCCAGTTTGCGGGTTGGCCCAGCGCATGTAGCCACGCTGGCCAGTGACCACGTTGGCCTGCTGTGCAGCCAGGCCCTGGGCGCGTTGCTCGCCGTACTGGCGCATGAAGTCCACGAAGGTCGTGCCAGCAGGCACCTGGATGCCGCCGATGTTGATGTCGGTCTTGGCGCGGCCAAGGGAGCCGGTCGAATTGACCCACTCAGCCTCGGCAGATTTTGCCGCTGCGTCGAACTGCTGCATCTTGGCCATGCCGCGCAAGAACGAGGCGATGGTGGCAGCGTTGGCGGTTTCCACGAGGAAACCCTTAAGCGCCAGCTGGATGTCCCTGTCGGTTGCCGGGCCAGGCGGCAGCATCTTGATTGCTTGGGTGTTGCGCAGGCGGGTGTATTCCTGGCGCATCTGCGTCCACTCGTCCTGGCGGCCGGTTGCACCTGCGAACCACTCGCTGGCCTTGGTCAGTGCGCCCTTGCCGCCTTGTGCGGATTCGATGCGGCCAGCCAGGTCAAGCATGCGGCCTGCAGCCTGCTCATTGCCGACGGCTGCGATGGTGGCGTCGTTGACGATTTTGCGTGCGTCGTTGTCCAGCTTGGTGCCAGCCCGACCGAGTTCGTAGAGCTTCATCTCCACATCGGTCTGCAGCTTGTCGCGGTCAAGCGCCAGGCGGCCAGAACGGTCTGCGATCTGGCTGTCGATGTTGCGAATCTGTGCGCCGGTGTTGGCGTTTTCCAAAGCCAAGCGGGTGGGCGTGTTGGCTGTGACCAGCTCTTTCTCGGTCGCTCCAGCCTCGCCAGTGCGAATCTCGGCCGGAGCCTTGAGCGCCTTGATCGAGGATTCCAGCACCTTGTCGCCACCAGGAACACCCGCCAGCATGATGCCGATGGTCTTCTGGGCAGCTCCGGGGTTTGTCTCGGCCAGCTGAGCATAAGTCTCATAGGCCTTGGCGCGATCTTCGCGGCCAGAGTTGCGCTCGGCATCGGCCTTCTGGCGGAGCAGGCTCACACCGATCTGCGGTGCGCCGGAGCTGAAAGCCGACATGACCTGGCCGCTGAAGCGCAGCTCGTTGTCCTGTTGGTCTTTGTTCAGCGTGTCCCAGTTGGCACGCATGCTGGCTGCCTCTTTTTCAGGCAGCAGCATGGCGATGTTGGTGAAGTCACGTGCGGTCGGGTTCGGGTTGTTGATCAGCGCCTGCATGCCCTGAGTGAGCATTTTCTGGCGTTCGGCAGCCTTCGCTGCGGCTTCCTGCTGCGTGCGAATGTCTGCGATGGTCGCGCCCAGCTTCAGGCCGCTGACGGCAGCCTCGAACGGGCTCTGGACGTTGATGGAGTAGTCGTATGGTGCTGGCATGTTCTTGTCCTCAGAATAGGCTACCGAAGCCAAGGCCAAGTTTGCCGCCTGCGCCGTACTGTGCGCCAAGCACCTGGGCCGGGAGGTTCAGCAGGCCGCTGAAGGCTTTGGCCTGGCCAAGCTCGCCACCAGCCAGAGCTGCGCCGCGTTCTGCCTGCAATCGTGCGATGGCCGAGCCGGTTTCCATGCCTGCCGTGCCGACACCGGCAGCGGACTGCTGGCCAAGTGCGGTCAAGCCACCAAGGCGGCTGTATCGGTTCTCGAGCTCCTGCGCCAGCAGCTGTGGTCGGAATTGAGCCAGGGCAGCCTGAACGTTGCCGCCACGCAGACCACCAGTGGCCGATGCACGCTGCAACAAGGCTTCCTCGCCGGTGCGAAGCATCGCCTGGAAGGTTGGGGAGCGCTCAGCAGCTGCAATCTGGGCAGCCTCGGCCTCTGGGGTTCCAAGGCCAAGCATGGCCTGCTGTGCCGCAAGTGCCGGAGCACCAGCCTCGACGTATGGTTTCAGCAGCTCGCGAACCATGTCGAACTGGCGACGCTGTTCTGCGATGCCAGCCTCGCTGGCTGCTGCTTGGACGCCAGCAGCTTCACCTGCTGCGTCAGCTTGCATCAGGCCGCCGACGAGCTGTGTGCCGCCGACAATTAAGCCGGTAATTGGATCAGGCATGGCCAAACTCCTTCATGTATTCTTCAAACGTCTCGCCATACAGCTCCATGACCAAGTGGGCATTTTCGTTGGCAAACTTCGCGCCATGGCAAAGCTGCATGGCCATCAAGACCACGTCATAGTACCCAGCACGCCACATGTAGGAGCGTGCATCGGCAAGTCCGGCACGCTCAGCGCGGTCGGATGCTTGCCACTTCAAAACCATGGATGCCACGCATGGCACCAGGACAGGGGAATTCTGCAGGAAGAAGGTGTTTTGATTCATCGCCACCAAGGTGTTCCAGATGGCGGCATTCAGATCGCTGCGCTCGACTGGATCGCCGTCTGCCACGTCGTCAAAGACCTGGATCGCGTTCCACAGCATCAGTAGCCACTCAATGGCCGGTGCAGGCAGCGCCAGAACCTGTTGCAGGTTCTGTTTGAGGCTATCCGTACCAGTCATGCTCTACCCTCCAAGTGGCGATGAGCTGCTGGCGGCTCGATAGGCTCAGCACCTGTATTTTCCCACATTTGCATCACCTGTCAATCCATCTCAAAGTCGCGCTCTTCCCAGGCTTGGCAGGAACGCAGGTCGTGGCAGATGAAATCGAACTTGCGGCAGAAGCCACGGAAACCAGCGTCGGTGTCCCAATCGTTGCGCGGGATGCGCTCCATCAAGGCCTGCTTGTAGGTGCTGTTGTCGTAATACTCGCAGTTCGAGCAGCGACGACGACGCGCCTCTTTCTCGTCCACCTGCATGGCCTTGGCCAGCTTCATCCAGTACGGCTTGTTCGCGCCAGGTTCGTTGGACGGGTTTTCAGGGCCGAGCATCCAGTCGTCGATCACCACTTGGGTGTTCTTCTTGTTCTCGGCAGCCGTGATGAACGGCTCGGCTTCAGGCAGGCCGGTGAAGCCAGCCATCATGATCTTGGGCATGTCCATATGGTTCTCCTTAAGTGATCTCGCGGCCGCTGGCACGAATTGTCAGCGATGTTGCTGCGCTGGCGATGGTGGAAATGAAGCCGCCCGGCTCAAGAACCTGTCCGACCAATTCGGGGAAAGTGTAGGTCTCGTCCGGTGCGATGGCGCGAGTGTCCACCACCAAGTTGCTGACACCAGCAGCGCCTCCATTGGTCACCAGATTGACGCTGATGGTCACGTTGCCTGCGCTGGTGTTGGTAGCCGTGAACTTGTCAATGATGGCCTTGCAGTTCACCGCCGTGTACTGCGTGGTCTGAAGGTTCTCAGCCTGCTTGGCCGGGATCAGTGCTTTGACGAGGACGCTCATGGTTTCTCCTTATGCTTCAGTTGTGGATTCGCGCCAGTTGACTTCGACGCCCAAGACCCATGTTCCAGCCGCATCCATTGCGGAAGGACCGACGCGCACGCCAAGAACTTGGCCTGGATTTAGTTCGATTTCATGGTTTCTGACGCTGAATTCATAGACTGCCTCGTAGAAACCACCAGCAGCGCCAACTTGGATCAGCGTTGCTTCTCCGAGGTTGACGGTCTCCCATGTGACGCCTGTGACCGTCAACGCTCCAGTCGTTGCAATGCGAATGTCTCCGCCAGATGCAACATCAAATTCTGAAATTACATAAGTGGAGTCCTTCTTGGTGGCTGTTGGGATTGACGTTCCACCGGAAGTTGCAGCGCCAGATCCGCGAGTGATGACCAAAGAACGGGTCGCAGTCACTGGAGTCGTGAAGGCAACAATCGTTGTCCATCGAATACGCATAGATTCGATCCATGCTTTCCCTGCGTATCCTGGGTCAAGTCTCATTGCGAACAAGGCAGCACCTGCCGCAGCCGCAGCCGCAATCGTTCCAGTCTTTGCAGCGACTGCATAGTTGCTTCCTGTCGGTGAAACATCGACCGTGTACAGAGAACCTTCTCCGTTAACCTCGACACCTGTGTTAGATGTCCAACCAATCAGCTTATTTGCCCAACCCATGATCTGCTCCTTTACGAGTATGTGTACCGAATTTTGAACGTTCCCCAGCACAGATCGATGAGCGCATCGATGTACAAGGTAAAGCTTCCAGCCGCTGGGACTGGCGTGAATTTCCAAGATGCACCTGCGTGCAGATGTGCATCCAGGTCGTTGTCAACGGTTGTGTCTCCCATCACAAAGACCTGAACATAGCTTGCAGCACTGATGCCTGCGTCTGTGACCGTGACTGATGCGTTGCTCACAGGATTCACACCAAGATCGACAGTTGCTGTCGCCATAGGAGCGCCAGTTCCTGTGACCGTCAGATTTCCAGAACCAAGAACAGAGCTTCCGTTGATCGTCTTGATGTTGGTTCCGCTGGCAAGCGTGTCCTGCTTTGCGCTCGGAGCGATGGCCGCCCAACTTGTCAGGTCTGCGTCATAGGCTTGAACAGAGACGCCAATGTCTGCGCTTTTCAGGATTGTTGGGTCTGCGGCCTCAGCGCCAACATCAACGGCAGTGAGGACAACGATTCCAACTTGTCCGTTGACTGAATCGACAGCGCCGCCAGCAACAGGAGGAAACTGGTTGATCGCCATTAGATTGCCTCCGCACCACTTGCGGTAATTGTGAGGCCAGCTCCTGATGCTTGCACCTGGATCGTGTCACCAGCATTCAGGATTTGAGTTCCAAGCCACTGAAGCGTGCTATTTGCTGCAACTGCGACGTCATAGAACAGAGCGTTCGTCGTTGCTGCAGCACCAGCAGATGGGACCAGAAAGACTCGGACATTGATGATGCCTGCCGTGGTGTTGGAGATGTCAAGGTCTTTGACGAAGGTGCGTGTGCTGGCTGGTACGGTATACAGCGTAGTGACGCCGACGCCGATGGAAGCCTGGCCGAGTTTGGTTGGTGTGATGTTCTGGAATGCCATGTCACATGCTCATCCATTCAAGCACCTGCACAGCAGATGCGGGTTTGTTTTCCCAGCGAGTCTGGCTGGCGTCATAGACGAGAATGTCAAAGTCATTCGGGCCGCCGCCATTGACATGGACGTCCTGCAGATTGTTCAGTGATTCGCTCAGCTCCATGCGGACAAAGATCGATCCAGAACCACCTGATCCAGCATTGACGACA